TTTGGCTTGGTATTCATTGGTCAATGTCAAGGTTGGGTTGTCAAGACTGTCAACACCCAAGATATAAAAAGTATCTTCACTGTAGGCGTAGAATACCTGTCCCACCACGTACTGTGATTGTTCTCTCTGTATTTCAGTCAAGGTTGGGTAGTCGCTGTTGACTATGCCTGGCTCTATTAGCAGGAATCTCTGTAGATTATCAAAGTCCACTGTGGCACGGAAAAACACATATTTTTGATTGGCGTTTACTGTGGGTGCGACCAGGCTATTGAAAAAATCTGGATCAACAGGTGCCAAATCTCCGCCGGTGCGATTGAAACTGACCACAACCTGGAAGTCGTCTACTAGTCCATCGCTGAGCACTGGTTGATCTATGATGTTGACCACAGTGTCTGTGCCCATAGGCAAGGCATTGTCGGGCTGACTGTTGACTTTGAGTATGTTGACAAAGTCATGAATAACCGTGCCTGTGCGGCTGTCGTAGATGGGCTCGCTGGTATAAAAGAAAAATCTTGTCTGCAACACGCTGCCAAAATAGTAGTCCAGGCTGCGTGATTTCACTGTGTAGGAAGAACCACTGTAAGTGGCCTGTACTAACCATGAGGCGTCAAGATTGGCTCCTGCGGTGCTTTGAGCATTGGCCAGGCTAAAGTCAGCATCTACGGCCAGATTGTTGGAAGTTATCACATACCAAGTGTTGGTCAAATTGTTGTAGCCCAGACCAAAGTTTTGATTCAACTGTATCTGTGTCACTGCGCTTTGTAGTACCGAGGTCGGAATGTCAGTGGTAAACACCGGAATAACCTGCACTGGAATAGCACCTGTGGGCACAAAATTATTCAGCACCACCGGTCCAATTCCTGAAGGCAAGTTGCCAAGACCTTGGGCTGTACCTTCTAAATAAACTGCTATAGGACTGGCCCAGATGGTCAATTTGTCATCAGTTGCAGTTGGCACTCCAACCACCAGACGGTTGTTGCCATTGAAGTAGTATCCACTTGGTGCTGCGAACTGGACCAGACTGCCTTCGGTGATGTACTTGGCATTGTCACTGGCATAACTTCCAATAGGGACCGGATTGCCTGCGGCATTTTTGAAATATCCTGTGCATTCGTTGGTCAGTGATGTGCTTTGATTCCAGGTAAGATTCAGTACGCCAATGTTGGGACGTGGAAAGTTGGCATAGTAAAACTGTTGCATGCCGGTACGCAAGGTCAATGGTGCCACTTGATTGATCACTGCATCACTGATATCATTGGTGGTCAGCCAGCTAAACTGAAACGAGAAAAGATTGTTGCTTTCATACAAGGCACCGTCACTGGCAAAAATGTTGGTGCTACTGTATTTGCCGGTTCCATCTACCAGATCCAGATAGCGACTGGTGCCAATTGAAGCACGATTTATTGCTGCGCTTTTAAGTATGCTGGTGTATTGGGTAAAAGGAAACTGGCTGTAATCTTCTCCATTGACCATTCTGTTCTGTGTGTAATACTGTACCGGAGCACGCTGTTTGATCTCAGCTATGGTTTCGCGTGACTGGGCATTGGTAACTGGTTCAGTGATACCGCAAGTGAATGTCAATGTTTCAATCTGTCCTGTGCGGCTCACATAGCTGATGGGCACACTCACACTCTGCATTTCTTCTGGATTGATAATATAGGTCAAGCCGTTGCTGGCTCGTACATAGGTGCGGAACGTGCCAACAGGTATGGTGGCAAACACTCCGTCACCAAAGTTCAAAGTTATCTGATCATTGGTGCGGCTGGTCACACTGTAGATGTTGCGAGTTCCAGGAGCCAGTTGCTCTACTGCGGCTGCATACACACTCTGCACTTTTTCCCAGTAGTTGGAAACGTTGCCTAGATTGTCCAATTGATACAACCACACATCGGTGTTGTTGATGCCTTCGATGTTGATGGCCACAGCGCGATTTGTTATGCGTTCTGACAAGTTGAAATCTTGATTCTGTAACACTCCTTGCTTGAACAGGAAAAAGAATCCGGTGTTGGCACTGAGAAATCCTTGTTGGTCGTTGCGGAACAATATGTTGAACTGACCATTGGGCAACGGAGGAGGCTCGTACACAAAGGTTGCATCCAGGCTGGTGCTGGTGACCACTTCAAACGGCATGCTGACTGTGTCTACTGTGGCTGTGTAGGGAATCACTGGTAGATAGCCAGGAACCAGATTTATGGTATATTCTTGTGTGTCCACACCCAGGATGGTTTGTTTGTTGCTTGGATTGCCAAATTTTTGTGTGTTGACCAAGGCCGCATTCAAAATAGTGGTAAACTGTTCTTGCCAGTCTAGGTTGGTAGGGTCGGCCCAGTTCACAGTAAGATTGGCCAAGTTGATGCCGTTGTAGTCAGTGACATTTTCTGTGGTGCTGATGTTGAACACCTTGAGATAGCCCGATGCGTCAATGTTACGTTTGGGTGAGTAACTAACCAAGTTGGCCAGGCGCACTACACTGTCTCTGCGTTCGGCTGTGTCTAAATAATTTTCACGTGTGTTTAGATCTGTACGGAAGGCCAGGGCCTGGCCCATAAATGCCATGACATCAAGCAAGGCAATGAATTCACTTGATTCAATGTAGTCATTGAATGTTTCTGGGTAATACAGGCGCAGATAATCTACAAAACTCTTGCGAAGCGTTTCAAAATCATAACTTTGGAAGTTGGCTTCTTGATAGGCCTGATAGATCTGTTTCCAGTCTTGCACACCAAAAATCGCTGTTTGTCTAGAGGTCGTAGCCATAAATGTTCCCAGTTCATGTATTTACCAATACAATAAACTGGGCCGTTAAACGTAAGAGGCTGATCGTGTCTGCTGGTCGAAAAATATGCTCAACTGCTGTGCTGTGGTGCTGGGAACTACTGCCAATCCCAGCTGTATCAAGATACCATTTTCTTGTGGGAACAACTGTAAACCACTGATGTACACCCTGGGATCACCGCCACACACACGCTGTATTTCGTTGACCAAAACAGACTGTGTGTCCTGTGTTTGTTGTTCAAATAGATAATTCCAGATCACAGTGCCGTAGCCAGGGCGACCTGGCAGTTCGCCTTGCCGGATGTTGAAGGCATTGAGCAGGTCAATCTTGATCAGATCAAAATCCACGGCTGTGAATTTTTTGTTTTGACCTATGGTGTTGAATCCGATAAATGTGGGCATAGTGTATTTACTTTGTTAGACAATGGATCTGACAGCGTTGGTTGCTGTGCCAGCTAGATTGTTAACCTGTGCAGATATCCCTCCTAGACTGCTTCCAATGGCATTTTGCACACTGCCTAGCAATCTGTTGGCGCCGCCTTGTAATTCTTGTAGTTTGCTTTGTGCTGCACTGATATCAAGTATGGCTGCCACCGTGGGCGAACTAGGATCTGGGTATCCAAAGCTAGGCGTGGGAATTTTACTGCTGCCAAAAATCTTGGCAGTGGCCACGTCTACTGTGGCACGATTAACTGTGTTGCTAAACCCTCCAGCTGGCAAGGTGGCCGCTACCAAGCTGTCGCTACTGCCTCCCAATATGCCTGATGCTCCTGGACCTAACAAGTTTGTAAGATTAGTTAAACTGCCAAAATTTCCTATGTTGGGTAAATTAGCTGTGAGATTGTTGAAAGCTCCTGTGGCCGCACCTGTGAGATTGTTAAGTGCTCCGGTGGCACTGGCTGTGAGATTGTTGATGTTTATGCCGCCAAGATTGTTTAGATTGGTCAGCGGATTTGTGGCACCTGTAGCAAACTGTGAAGCCTTGCCCAGAGTATCCATGGCTGTTTTTACTGTGGACAGGCCTGGGATTTGACCTTCGATCAAATCCCCAACATTGGTGAGGGTGGGCAATTTTGAAGTCAACGAAGCCACAGATGGCAAACTAGAAGTTAGTGAATTGATACTGGGTATGCTACTGGCCCACTGTGCTGCCAAGTTGGTTCCAAACTTGCCTGCATTGGCGACCAAACTTCCTACTCCGTCGGTCACAGTTCCTTTGATTTTGTCTACCACACCAGTGAGATTTTGCAAGGAACCACCAGTCACACTATTAATGGCTCCTGACCCTATGCTCTGTAGGTTGGTCACTGTGGACGTAGCCAACTTGCCCAGGGCAGAATCTTTTAGGGTCGAAGTCAATTGTTCCACGTTGGGCAGTCCAGCAGTGAGACTGCTGAGGCTGGGCAAGCCCGAAGTCAAGCTAGAGATATCAAAGTTCAAGCCAGTGCTGGCGCTGAACTGTGAAAGAGTTTGCAGGCCACTCTGTGTGTAGATCTGACCTTTCAAGGCCGATATAGAAGCAGTCACTGGAGGTGATATCACTCCAGCGGCACTGAGGCTGTCATAGCCAGTTTTCAATAGTTTGCCCATGGCATCATTTTGTGCCACTGTGCTGTTCAAAAAATTTCTGGCTGAATTGATCCCGTTGAGTCCAGTAAACACACCCGGTGCACTTAGCACTTCTGTCAGTGGGGCTGGATCAAATATAAACTGTTGCCAGGTGTTGGGTTTGACATACCCTGCTTGTTCCAATTGTTGGCAACTGAGTCCGTACTGTCCTACGCCTTTGTCGTTGCTCATGACCGTAGCCGGTTGTTCAACAAAATTTGATACCTGTGCCATGATGCCTTGCACTTGACCCGAAGTCAAGGGTCCAATAGCCGGTGCTGTAAACCCGCTACTGTTGATTCTTGCTATGTCGGACTGAGTGATTGGATTGGTCAAGGGTGTGTCTATCAATGTGGGCAACGTTGCCACTTGTGGTAGACCATTAACTATGGCCAGAATCACAGTGTCATCCACACCGGCTGTGCCTCGATCCAATCTGCTGAGAGCAAATTTGGTAGCACTAGAGGTCGCTGTACTGATGCTTTGTCCTGCAGTAAACCCAGCCACGGTTCCGGCTGCTACTTGGCTGTAAAAAATTAAATCGGCCTGTGCCTGGGTAGTGCCTTCAGGTGCCACCATGACAAATGTTGCGCCCGACGGTAGGGTGTAGTTGAACCTGCTCATGATGTTTTTGTTATGGTCACGCCCGCAGGCAAAGGTGGAGCAACCGGCGGCGTACTGGATACTCCATCACTGAGTGTGGTAGCTACTGGCACCCCCATGTTGTGATAAGGATATGGTTCGTGTGTGGGCGCACGGGTCACAATACTTTCTGTGCCCGTAGGGCTTACTACCCAGCCAATGCTGGTATTGAATTCGGTCAAGGGTTGCAGATATGTGGTTAACCCCTTGGGAGTTTCCACTTCAATGCGTGGGCCACCATTGAGTTGTATCAGATCGCTGTTGAAACTGAGTGTGCTTGTGGCTGCCCAACTGCCCAGCTGGCTGCTTAAGGCCAAAGTGGCTGGAGTTTTTAATCCAATAGTTCCTTGACTGAACAAGGTCAACGAACCTCTGTTGCTGATACTGAAGTCGGCTTCGCTTTGCAGAGTGGTGCTTTTGCCACTTTTAACATTGAACTTGCCGCCGGCATACATGTTGATGTCTTCGTCGGCATGCAGATTAATAGTGCCTTGTGTGCGTAGATTCACGCTGTTGGTGGTGTAAACATCCAAGGTGCCTTCCTGACCCAGTTCAATCCAGGCCTGACCATTGGCATGGCAGATATAGAGACAGTTGCCATCGTCGCTCATGGTGATCTGATGTCCTTTGCTGGTGCGTATCCTTATGAGATTGTCTTCACCGTTGAGATCACCATCATCCATGACAAAACTGTGACCACCGCGACGACCTATGATATTGGCTGCTGACGGAGGTAGTCCTTTGAGTTGGTTGGCATCTATGCCTTCGTCACCGCCGGCGCCAGCACCGATCCCGCCCTGATATATGGCGCGACCCGGAGTGCTGATACCATAACAGTTGCTGGGGCTTTCACGCTGGCTAGTGCTGCCTATACTGCCACGTACCTGGTCATTTATCAAGCCTTGTTGAAAAAGCACACCGGCTAAAAAGCTGTGAACTGGTTTGGGCTGATCAAAATATTTAGGGCTCTGGCTAATCTTCTTGTCGGTGACATTGATTTCAGTCACTGGCAATCTAGAACTGCCAGCAAAATATGATGCCTGTGTGGCATTTTGTGTTTGCGCCTGCTCTTTGGGCACGCTACCAATGGCTGGAACCATGTGTGTTGCATACAAGGACGGCACACAACCCACATAGTAAGCCATGGCTTCTCCAGAAACCTGCAAGATAAGAACTTGTGTGCCAATGTCAGGTGGTGTAAACCACATGCCGTAGCTTTGTGGATTGCCTTGTAGATAAGCACCTGTACCAGCCAGGGCACCTGTGGGTGTGGTACCGTAGAATGGAGGACAGTAAACCACAGTCTGCCAGTTGGCTGGGCTGTTGGGATCAGCACCACCACGATGTTGCACATATACCTGCAAACGACCCGAACGTGCCGAATCTACATTGTTCTTGACCACTCCAAGATAGGCTCCGGGCGGTAAAGGATCTTTGTAGTTGCTTGGCAGTTGACCGGTTGACGGTGTTTGTTCACTCATTATGCATCATCCTTGGCTATGATTTGTGGTCCTTGAGTAGACGCTGTGGGTCCAGTTGCGGCCGCTCTGTTGTTAAATGCTGATTGCGCAGTCACATAGGCTTCACGCAAGGGTCCAGTGCTGGGAGCTCCAGCAGCAATGTAGGCATTTCTTGCTTCGATTTCTTCTGAGGTTGGTCTTGTTCCACCATAGGCTGCTGACAGTTGATCAGCTGTGGCCGGAGGTGGTGTGCTGGCAAATGCCACTTGTTGTGCATCTTCGTCACCGGGTGATACAATATCGCCCGAACTGCTGGGTGCTCCAGGTGGTGAAGCAGGCTGTGGTGATGGTATGCCTGTGGTTGCCTCAGTGTTGACATAATCCTGTGCGCTCAACAATGGTTCATACAAATCACCGTACTCGTTGCGACGCAGGTTGCTGACTTGTCCAGTTTCGTCCTGCACTGTGTAACCCAAACTGCCATCATAAGGCAATGATGTTGGAGTGCTGGTTGTTCTCACAGCACCGTTTTGCACTGTGCCTGCTCCGGGTGTGGTAGGCCTAGAGGCTGTTTGATTGCCTGCCACTTTGTTGGCTTGTGTGTCTTTTTCTGTGACCAATTTACCTTCTATTTCCTGTTCAAACTTGCCTTTGCTGAATATGTTTTTGCATTTGACAGCCTGGAATGTGTAGTACTCTTGTGGTTGGCCTCCACGCCGTTGTTGGTTGACGTCTACTAGCCCAGTGGCCAAGTTGTAGTCAGCCGGCGTGTTGAATGCCACACTGAACATCACGGCTTGGCTGTCATAATTTATGGTACCATCAGGGTTGTACGGATTAAAATCAAAAGTTCTAGCAGAAACACCAGTGGTGACTTCACCCTGTTGCATCCAGGCCGGATCTCCTACGATACGCATTTTGACCTGACTGAGGCTTTTGGGATCATAGAAAAAACTAGCCGCGCTGTCGCCAGGTGCATTGGCATAGTTTTTGGCTCCGGTGGCCTGATTGGAACTGGTGGCCATGTAGATGTAACGATTCTGATCACGGAAATCAATTCGACTAGGTGGCTGTGGATTGGGCCCGGTGCCATTCATAACAATGCGAAAGGTGTTGTTGTACTGTTGTTCGTAGCTGAGCACCTGTGTGTTTTCTCCAGTGAACCAGTAGTTGTAGGCCTTGTGAACACCACGATATCTGCTGTCAGGGAAATAGATGCTGGTCATTTGTCCAACTGCGTAAGGTGTGATCAAGAATGTCATCCGGTAGGCATGATCTCGGATGATGTTGTCATAGGCTAGCCATTGTGCAGAAAAACTTATCTTGTACCAGCGCATGTCGCCCGATCCGGGTTTGGCTCTGCGTTCTTGTGTTTGTATTCCTGTTACAGGATCTGTGGCTGTTGATACTTCCACGTTCTGCTGTTCAGTTATGTAACTGCTGTTGCGCATGACATCGTCTATGACCTTGATGATCTGTGTGCCAGCTTCAATGGGCCAGGTCCTGGCCGTTTTGTTGACTTTGTTTTCAGGAGGGCTTAGTTTGGCAGCCGAGTCTGGTGTCTGCATGGGTGCCGTGGTGGTGTCCTGTGGCCCGGGGCGTTGTACAGTGCTGGCTCCAACCTCGGGTGGTGCAAATTCAATCACATACTGATCGGCCACTTGACGCTTTTTGGCCTTGATCAGTCCTTGCTGATAAGTGTTGAGTGCTTCGCACAGGCCTGTGAATATGTTTTCTTTGGCCGCAGTAGGTGCTGCATCGGCCTTGGGAGGTGCGTTGGTGTTGTTGTTGGTAATACCTGCGGTGAAACCTCGAGACGTAGTGCCTGTGGCTTCGGTTATGGCAACAGATCCGCCAAATTCAGATTCAAATAGATTTGTCATGATTATGGGGCCACTACATTAAAAGGAC